ATAATAATAAGAAAAAATTTATTTTAGATGAAGACTATTTCTTAGTAAATAGAACTGAAATCTCTGAACGGAAAATATCCGTTCAGGATTTCATCCCTAATAATGTTAAAGAAATACCGTTATTTACTGAAAGTGGATATCTGATGTTAGTAAAAACATTTACAGATGATTTATCATGGGATATTCAAAGACAATTAGTAAAAGGATATTTCAAACTTAAAGAACTTAAATCAAGTATAGATAAAGATAAAAGACTTGAAATAATGGAAAAAAATGCAAATGTAAGAATGGCTAAAATGTTAAAATCTTTAATACCATTCTCAAAAAGTGAAAGATATAAGGATATATTAGTATCAGAAGCAACAAAAGTTTTAACAGGTAGAGAACTAATCCCACCACCAGAAGTGGAAGCTAAAACTATAACTGCCACTCAAATAGCAGAGATATTAGGAGTATCTGTTCAAAAGATAGGTATTATCTCTAATAAATACAACTTGAAAACAGAACAAAACGGATATTGGGTTCATGAAAAAGCAAAGTATTGTAATAAAGAGATACCTAATTTTAGATATTTTGAAAGTGCAATAGAAGAATTTAGAAAATATATTTAATTAATCAAGAGGAGTATAAAAGCTCCTCTTTTTTATTTAAAGGGGGTGATTAAAATGCTACCAGTTAGAAATGATAGAGTTGAAATAAAATCAGAAGTGGAAGCTATTCCAACTAAGACATATAAAATAGCTATATTTGGAAACAAAATTACAGGTAAAACAGATGGACAAGAAGCTATGAAACAAGCTATTTATAAAATCTTAAATACTGAGAGATATCAATATCCAATTTATAGTTGGAACTATGGGATTGAATTAAAGGATTTGTTTGGAAAATCTAAAAGTTATTGTAAAGTTGAATTAGTATCAAGAGTATCAGAGGCTTTATTGCAAGACGAAAGAATTATTGCAGTAGAGTCTTTTTTATTTGATGATACGAAAAAAAGAGAAAGTTTAGCAATGACTTTTACAGCAAAAACAATTTATGGCGATGTTGAAATAGCTAAGGAGGTGAAAGTAGGATAATGTTTGAAGATAAGGCTTATGAAAATCTATTGAATGATAAATTAAGTAGAGTACCAAAAGATATTGATACTCGTGAAGGTTCAATAGTATTTGATGCTACAGCTGGAAACTCTTTAGAAGAAGCTCAAATGTATTTAACAATAGCTGAATATTATCAAGAAACATTTGGAGATACAGCAAGTAGAGAGTTTTTAATAAGGAGAGCAGCAGAAAGAGGAATAAAACCAAAAGCTGCAAGTGTTGGAGTATATAAAGGTATCTTTAATATGGATATTCCTATTGGAAGTAGATTTAGTTTGGATATCTATAATTATATAGTTATAAAAAAATTACATACTGGAACTTTTGAATATATGTTAGAGTGTGAAACTTATGGAGAAGAACCTAATGGTTCTGTAGGAGACTTAGTTCCAATAGACTATGTTCCTGGATTAACATCAGCAAAAATAACAGAAATGCTTATTCCTGGTGAAGATGAAGAAGAAACTGAAAGTATAAGGCAAAGATATTTAGATAGTTTTAATCTACAGGCTTATGGTGGAAATATAAAAGACTATGAAGAAAAAACTATGGCACAAGCTGGGGTAGGAGTAGTTAAAGTAACACCTGTTTGGAAAGGTGGAGGAACAGTAAGAGTAACTATTTTAGATAGTGAATTTAACATAGCTTCTACATCTTTAATTTCTAAAATTCAAGAAGTGTTAGACCCAACTAAAGACCAAACAGGGAAAGGTTTAGCTCCAATAGGGCATATAGTTACAGTTGATACTCCAGCGCAAGAAAAAATTTATATTGCTACGAAATTAACTTTAAAAGATTTATCTGTTACTAATATAAAAGCTGATATTGATAAAGCTTTAAAAGCATATCTTTTAGAGTTAAGAAAACAATTCAAAGAATCAGAAAAGATAGTTGTCAGAACATCAATAATAGAATCAAGAATTTTAGCATTGAATCCTAATATTATAGATATTCAAGAAACTAAAATAAATGGGTATACTCAAAACTTTACATTAGACTCTTTTAAAGTTCCAGTGTGGGGAGATGGAAATTATGTCCAACTTTAAAGATGTTAACCTATATGATAATTTACCTGATTTTATGCAGCAATATAAAGAAATACAAGCTATTTTTAATATTGAAAATGTAGATTTAACAAAACTTTGGAATGAAATTAGAAGAAGTTTTAATAATGGTTTTATATTTTCTACAGATGTTTTAGGAATATCTAAATTTGAAAAAATGATGAACATTTATCCTAAAGCAACTGATAATTTAAAAGATAGGCAATTGAGAGTTTATATAAAATGGAATGCTACTCTTCCATATACTTGGAGATGGTTAGAAGAATTTTTAATTACTTATTATCAAAATGTTAAGATAAAAGCTATTCCAATTTTATTTAATGATAAATATGAATTAGATATTAGATTAGAAAAGCAAGAGGAATTTAATGATTTTGATTACAGTATATACAAAGAATTAAGACCTATGATTCCAGCTAACTTAGGATTAAGAGTAATTAATGTAATTCCAACAAAATCTGAGAAAATTAATGTAATGAGTATGGTAATTTATAAAGCTAAAAAAGTTTTAAAAGAAAATAGTAGACTAACTAATCTAGTTGGAGAAAAAGTATTTAATAATGCTTTAGTTTATAGATTAAAAAAGGAGGTTTAAATGGCTTTTAGAGGACTTACAAAAAAAGGTGCTGACTATTTAGCAACTAGGCTTGCAAATGAATTAGCTGTAGAATTTTTAAAAGTAGAAATAGGAGATGGTGCTGTAGTAAGTGGACAAAATCCAAAGAATCGAACATCTCTTATTTCATATAAAAAAGATGTAAGAATATTAAAAAAAGAACAAGAAAATAATGCTATTAATCTAACAATTCAGATAACTAATGATGATATAACACAAGGTTTTTATCTGAAAGAGATAGGAATTTATGTAAATGACAGTACTTCTAATGGTTGCTTGTATTGGTATTGTAATGAGGACAATGCTCAGTACATTCCAGCAAAAACTGATAGTGTGATAGCTTTTGAAATAGATATTAGAATGGAAGTAACAAACTCAGATGCTACTATTATTAATTGGAGTGGAAAAAACACCTGGATTAATAAAGAGTACCTTGAAGAAAATTATACTCAAAATGGTGGGTACACAGGAACAGCTCAAGAAATTGATGATAGAGTAGTTTCTGCACTGGGGAAAGAAGATGGTAAATTTCCATTGACAGAAGCAATAAAAGGTAATGTGTATTATTTCCCTGGTAACAAGAAATTCTACATTTGTAAAGAAGCTCAAAACAGAAGAGTAAGTGTTCCAGATGGGAACTTTGAAGAACTATCAATATGGGAAAATCGTAAGAGATTGGAAAATCTAACAAGAAAAACAATCTTACTTTTTTATAATGGTGGGTCATTGGTTCCTGATGGAACTACATCTATTGCTATAAATGAAAATTGGTATTTTTTTGGATTAGGTGTTGGAACAGCTGTTCAATCTGGAAAAGAAAGAATGTGTTTTTTATTTAGAACTATATTTCAATCAAACAATGATATTTTGAGATTTAATGGAATAGAAATTAGATATAATGCGACAAACAAGACTTTAAAAGTTATAAACAATGGTGGAAATTTATACTTCTTAGAGCAATATTCTAGTTTAATTTAAAATATTTCTATTTAAAACTATAAAAAGTTAATAAATTTGAAAATCTACTCACATTTGAAAGGAGAGATGTTATGTTTTATATTTATACAAAAGAAAAAAAATCGAGACTCACATTCACTGTTAATTTAACAGCCGACGAAGTTAAAAACTTGATGGATAATAATCTATTTTTAGATTATCCTGAATTAGATCCAAATAATTATATAGTTGTTGAAAGAAACGAAGCATTTAAAAATGCAACTTATGATTCTTCGATTAATACAATAAGAGAGATGACAAGACAAGAGTTGATTGAAGAAGGAATAGAAGTTCAATTAAATCAAGGTGAGTATATAGAGAATAAAAAACTTATAACTGTACCTCAACCCACATCATATCATACTTGGAATTCAGTTTCTCATGAATGGGATATTGATATGAGTGGAGTAAAGAAAACTTTTAAACATAAGTTTCAAGCTATCTTACTAGAAAAACTATTTGGAAGTTTTGAATATAAAGGAAAAGTTTTTCAAATGAGAGATTATGATGAAATTAATTTCATAAGAGTAAAAATAGCATTAGACATAGCTTCAGAAACAACAGATATAGAAATTTTAAAAGAAGCTTTACATGATTTAGAAATTACTGTTACTCCAGATTTAGAAGAAAAGTTAAAAAATGTGATGAAATCAGGAAAATTAAAAGAGTTCTTAAAATCTTTAAATACAAAATGGAGACTTCAAGATAACTCTGTAGCTGATATAAGTTTAGGAGATATAAATCAAGTATACCTTAAATGGATTTTAAAAGTTATAACTGCTCAAAATAAGTATACAGCAATATTTATTGAAATTGAAAAAGCTAAGACAGTTGAAGATTTAGAAAAAATAGAATGGAATTAAAAAACTAGAGGTAGTTTAGTATAGCTACCTCTTTTAAAATGTGTTATACAGCCTCTCATGAGGTCATTTTTTTAGGAGGTATATATGTTTGTTTTATCTGAAAATAGTTTAGAAAAATTAAATGGAGTTCATCCAAAATTAGTAGTTTTTATGGAAGAATTAATAAAAGAATCTCCATATGATTTTAAAATAACTTGTGGAGTTAGAACTGCTGAAGAACAAAATCGTGAATATCAAAAAGGAAGAACTCTTTTATACGATGGAAAAGGAAATAAACTAAGTAAAGTTAGTTGGTGCGATGGATATAAATTAAAATCAAAGCACCAAGTGAAAGCTGATGGATACGGGTATGCTGTTGATATAGCAGTTTTGGAAAAAGAAAAGTACACAGATAAGAAAACTGGAGAAGTAAGAGAAAAAATAGTCGCTAGATGGGATTATAAATATTATAAAGATATTTATGATGTTGCAAAAAGTAAAGGACTAATTGACAAGTATGGGATAGTTTGGGGTGGAAATTGGAAACAAAAAGATTTAGTACATTTTCAATTAGGAACAGCTGATAATATTCAATTTAAAAGATAATGGAGGGGTATCATGCCAGAACTAGATGAATTTAATTTAAAATATTATGATGGAAAAGATTTTATTTTAGAAAAAGATTATAGATATATGAT